ACCACCATCATGCCGTCCGCCAGGAAGAAACTCCTGATTGTCCGGTCTGTCCATTTCTGGCCAACGGCGTCCATAAGTATGCGGAACCTTAGCGCGCTTCAGCAGAAGATCAAGCTTCTGAATCTCGGTCATGTGATTCCAAACCCGGAGTTTCCAGGTTTTCTTAGACATGTTTCTCATTTCTGCATTTCCTTTCGTCAGCCTCCATGGTCTTTGCGATTTTGTGCTGAATATAAAGCACACAGCCAGCCTGACTATCACACCCGAATGAAGCCAATAGTCCAGCAATAGCATTCAAAGAGTTCAAATCCTCTTCAGCAAATATCATTTAGCGTTCACCGTTCCTCCTGATACTCTACGATTTTGGTCACTTCACTCTGAACCCGGCGTAAGAAATCGCACGTACCCAAGCAACCGCATTCCCTCAATGCCTCAGCGATATCGCCCAAACAATCCATGTCGGTTCTTGTGAGATTAACTTGAGGAATAACTTCAATGTTCTCCTCTGTGATAAATGGAGTATAGTCCCCACAATGGCAGCATTTAATGTTCATACGTTGCATACAAGCATCTCCTTCGATGATAAAAAACAAAGAGCCGCAGATTTCTCCACGGCTCTTCACCTTTAATCTTCTCCAATTAGTTTCTCATATTCCTCATGTGTAATATACTCGTTTCTAAGTGCATCATACAGTCCGCAAAAACGGCCATTGTGATATCCGTATTTATACCCGCTGTCCCAAGCCTTGTTCCATGTCTCAGATTTGATCATATTGATCTTCGGTCTAATACATGTGTCATAAGCTTCAAACAGCAGTAATGCTACGGCACCGCACATACATGCCATTTTTACAATAACCTTCAATGCTTTTTTCATAATAAGTATCTCCTTTCAAATATGAGTTTACCTCATAAAGGAGTCTGTTATTTTCGCGTCTTCTCCTCGAACTTCACGGGCTTCTTGCTGCCCTCCCGTGCACACTCCGTCAGGCACTCGTTGCAGGGTTCATCCGTCTCCAGCACCTTGAAGCTCTTGCACTTCGGGCAGTAGGTTGCATAATCCACTTCGCGCATCCAGTCATTCATCAGGCTTCACCTCGTATAATAAAATAGTAGTATTTATAGACCGCTCTCCAGCGGAATGCTACAATAAGTTCAGGATGCTGTGGATTGG